CGACCAGTACCGCCGCCAGAACCTAGTTTCATGGATGTGCCGGATTTAGGCGGTATGGAAGATGAATTTCCGTTTAGTTAAGGAGGGGTGATAAATAAATGGAACCAGTTTTAGAAACTAAATTCGAGTATAAAGGTTACCAATGTGTAGTCCTGTTCATGCCTAGAGCATACAGGTGCGGATACGTTGGAATACCTAACAGCCATAAGCTGGCAAAGAAAATTGTTGATGATTTAGGTTATCTTGACTGCCATGGTGGAGTTACTTATTCAGAACCATTTCTACACGATTGTGACGATGATGATACATGGTGGATTGGATTTGACTGTGCTCATTGTTTCGATGGTTATGATATTGAGACAGCAGAACAGTATTTCGGAGAAGAACCAGACTTCAAAAAAATGCTTAAAATAATGGGAGATTGCTGGCGAGAATTAAATAAAGATCCAGATTGCAAAATTCGTTCACTTGCCTATGTTAAAGATGAATGCAAGAAACTCATTGACCAGATTGAAAGGGGGGGTGTTAGAGGAATTATAGAAAAGTTTTCGTGATGAGGAAGTGTGCAGAAAAAGGAGTTTTTAATGCGTAAAACTATTGATTTGACAGGCAAGAAATTCGGGAGACTCACCGTCATAAAAAGAGCAGAAGATACTATTTCAGACAAAGGGGTTAGAACAAAGCGCTGGGAATGCATTTGTGATTGTGGAAATAAAACTATTGTAAGACAAGCAGTGTTACAAAGAGGAACAACGAAGTCATGTGGATGTCTGCATAGAGAAATTATTGGCAATATGAGCAGAAAACATGGGCTATCTAATAACTGTGGAAGGCTGTACCCACTTTGGAAGAGTATTAAATATCGTTGCTATTGTAAAACATGTAAATCGTACAAAAATTACGGCGGGCGTGGAATAGTAATGTGTGATGAATGGAAAAATAATTTCACATTATTTTACAAATGGGCAATTGAGAATGGATATAAGGAAGAAAAAACAAGTAATGGAATAAATATCTTAACCATTGACCGAATAGACGTAAACGGAAATTATGAACCAGATAACTGCCGTTTTATTACAAATGCTGAGCAGGCACAAAATAAAAGAAACTCTATACCAAAAGAAAACAAGTATTTAATATGTCCTGTTTGTGGAAAACAATTTGAACTAAAGCAAAGAAAAGGGCAAAAGACGTGCAGTCCAAGATGCGGTAAAATTCTTTATTACAAAGATCACCCAACTATTAAAGATTATACAAAAATATGCCCAATTTGTAACAAACCTTTTAATGCCAAGAGAGGTGGACATTTCAATGACGCTGTTTATTGTAGCAAGAGATGTAAGAATTTATCTGAATCTGCAATATGGGAATACAATGGAGAAAAGTATAGAGTTCTTGAATGGGCTGAAATTATAGGCATAAACGCACACTGTTTATATCATAGAAAAGAATTAGGATGGTCTATCGAAGAAATACTAACCACACCGTTAAGGGGCAGGAGAAATGCAAAAAGTAAATTATAAAAAAATATATGCAATGAAAAATGCGAGAGAAAAAATGATTGAATCAATATGCCCTTCGATACCAAATACAAGTGGCATATATGCTTTTTATAGGATAGACGAAGCAGGGATTCGACGCAGCTACGTGGGACAAGCGCTTAGACTTCGTGAGAGATGTGCGAGCCATTTAGCAGAATATGACCATATAGCATTAAGCCTTAAAAAGCATAAGTTTTACAGTGAAAGTAATCCTACTGGATGGAAACTTTCATATAGAACATGTAGAAAGGATGAACTTGACCAGAAAGAAATTGAAACAATCAAGGCTTTTGCAGATAAAGGCTTCCAGATGTACAACATTACAGCTGGTGGCCAGTTAGCTGGAAAGCAAGTAACAGGGCAATATAAACAGCCCAAGACATACAGACAGGGACTTCAGCAAGGAAAGAAAACACTTGCAAGAGAGTTGACGCACATTATTGATACTCACTTAAACGTATCAATCAGACCAGAAAAAGCAAATAACAAAGTATCTATTAAGGCGTTGGAAAAATTCAACGACTTACTCAATGAAGAAAACTATCACTGATTCTAACACACCAGTAGTTCTACTGGCTAAATTCCAAAGATAAAAAATAAAAAATGAAAGGAGCTTGCCTTCAGCTGACGTAAGGGTGCACCGGGCTTCTTTTAAAAATGAATTATGAAGATTTTTTAAAGAGCAAACGATTTGTTCTTGAAAGCAGTGGGTTTGATATTGATAAATCGGAATTAAATCCAATGTTGTATGAATTTCAAAAAGACATTGTGAGATGGGCTTTAAAGAAAGGAAAAGCCTGCATATTTGCTGATTGCGGTTTAGGAAAAACACCAATGCAACTTTCGTGGGCACATCAAGTTTGCACACACGCTGGTGGAATGGTTCTTATTCTTGCACCGTTGGCTGTGGCGGATCAAACGAAGCGTGAAGCTGAAAAATTTGGTTATACTGCAAAAGTTGTGGAAAGCCAATCTGAATGTATCAGCGGTATTAATATTACCAATTATGAAAAAATGGATAAATTTGTTGCAAATGAATTTGTGGGAGTTGTACTTGACGAAAGTAGTATTCTTAAATCTTATTCTGGAAAAGTCAGAACAGCAATTATTCAGAATTTTCATTCAGTTCCTTATAAGTTGGCTTGTACTGCAACACCAGCCCCCAATGACTATATGGAAATAGGAAATCACAGCGAATTTTGCGGCGTTATGACACGGTCGGAAATGTTATCAATGTTCTTTGTGCATGACGGTGGACAAACATCTAAATGGAGATTAAAGGGGCATGCAACAGATGTATTCTGGCAATGGCTGGCAACATTCAGTGTATTTGTAGATAACCCAGCAAATATCGGGTATCAAGTATCTGGCTACGATCTTCCGAAACTTAACATTAACGAAATTATTGTAGACGGAAATGAGCCGATAAAAGAATCATTAACACTTACAGAACGAAGAGAAGCCAGAAAGGAAAGTCTTGAACTTAGATGTAAAAAAGCTGCGAAACTTGTAAATAGTTCAAATGAGAAATGGCTTGTATGGTGTGATTTAAATGACGAATCAGCAAGATTAAGCGAACTGATATCTGAATCCGTGGAAGTAAAAGGCTCTGATAAATCAGAATATAAAAGCAACTCTATGTTGGCGTTTTCTGATGGAACGGTCAAATGCCTTATCACAAAGCCCAAAATTGCAGGGTTCGGCATGAACTGGCAGAATTGCCACAATATGATATTTACTGGACTTTCAGATAGCTATGAGCAGTATTACCAAGCAGTCAGACGGTGTTGGCGGTTCGGGCAAGAGAAGCCTGTGAATGTTTACATTATTATTTCCGCGAAGGAAGGCTGCGTAAAGGAAAATATTGAAAGGAAGCAATGTGATTTCCAGAAAATGCAGTCTGAAATGACAGAATTAACAAAGGAAATAACAAAAAAAGAGCTTAAAAGCACTTGCCGTATAAGTACGCCTTATGAGCCAACAAAAGAAATGAAATTGCCAGATTGGGAGGAATTTACAGCATGAATGTTTTAGACCAGGTTGTTAAAGAAAAATACGCAATATACAACGGCGATTCTTGCGAAATCACAAAAGAAATCCCGGACGAAAGTATTCATTATACAGTATTTTCACCACCATTTTCTAGCTTGTATACATACAGTAACAGTGACCGGGATATGGGGAATAGTAAGGGAGATGATGAATTTTACAACCATTTTATCTATCTGGCAAAAGAACTGTATCGAATAACAATGCCCGGAAGATTACTTAGTTTTCATTGTATGGACTTGCCGCTTATGAAAGAGCGTGACGGCGTGATTGGCTTGAAAGACTTTCCAGCAATCATGCGACAGATTTTTGAAGATTGCGGATTTATTTACCATAGTAAGGTTACCATCTGGAAAAATCCAGTAACTGAAATGCAAAGAACAAAAGCATTGGGACTGCTGCATAAGCAGATTAGAAAAGATAGTGCAATGAACAGGCAGGGAATCCCGGATTATATTGTCACAATGAGAAAGCCAGGAGAAAATCCAGAACGAATTTCGCATACACACGAGACTTTTCCTGTTGATGTGTGGCAAAACTACGCAAGTCCAGTATGGATGGACATTAGGCAGAGCGATACATTACAGAAAAAATCTGCACGAGAAGATAAGGACGAACGTCATATTTGCCCTTTGCAGCTGGAAGTTATTCAGCGCTGCATTGAATTATGGAGCAATCCAGGAGATATAATTTTTGACCCATTCGGTGGTATCGGTTCCACCCCATTTGTGTCTTTAACACTTGGAAGAAGAGCAATCTCATGTGAACTTAAAGAAAGCTATTTTAAACAAATGAAAGCAAATGTAGAAGAAGCACTGAATGGAAATGTAATGGATTGCCCGGTAGGACAAATGAGTATTGAGGATTTTTTATCGTAAAACAATGTTATCAGCAAATATCAATCTTTGATTATTTAAAAGGAGAGTGATTACATGGCAGAGAATACCAATGAATGTGTTATTGAGTGGATTCCCGGAAGAGATTATGTAGGGCTTACTGCCAAGAATGGAAGTGCCTGGAAGAACAGATGCGAGGAATTAGAAAAGGAATTTCCAGAAGATGTGAAAATTATTGCCAGAAATAACGATGGATCTATTTTCGCCCACTTGCCTTATTCCTACATTAAAATCAATCCACCAAGAAAATATTCCGACGAAACGAAAAAGAAAGCTGCGGAAAGATTAAATAAAATGCGTGAAGAGAAAAGTAATACTGCGGCAGAATAGCCGTTTTGCGTATGAATTACCGTCAGAGAAAATATAATGAGGGACAATCTGCCAGAAACGATATTTACAGATTTCTGGTGGAGTATTTTGAGAAACACGGATATATGCCTTCTTACGAAGAAATCATGGATGGGACAGACCTCACAAAATGCACTGTCCAGAGACATATGCGGCAATTGGAGATGGATTCTCTGATTGCCACAGAACATCCGGGAATATCGAGAGCATACCGTTTGACGGAATACAGATACGAAAGGGAAAAATATGGGAAGCAAATTAAAGATGAAAGCACCAAAGAAAAATAGGGTGCTGGCTTGTGACAATCAAATGTCACAGGCATTCGCCAGAGCCATGCAGAACTCACGTAAAGAGTTGGAAATCATGCAAGATCAAGCCTATAACGATGGATTCAATACTGGTGATGACTGGGCGAATACGATCAATTCCGTAACTATGATGTTGGCATTAAGAAAACTGCATGGATTTTCAACCAAAAGGCTTTTAGACGTAATCAATTGTGCAAATGAGTTTGTGGGACAAGCGAACCGTGGCGAAAGAAGCTTTATGAGCATGATTGAGGAATTGGAATCTGAAACAGATGTAAGAATCCCAGATTTGAATAAAGAATTGGTTAGAAGATTTGGAGTGTAAATATTATGGATTTAGAACAAAAAGCAATTGAAAGAATCCGGCTTGCGTCTGATCTCTCGTTGAAACATTATAACAAACCACTTGTATGTGAGTATTCCGGCGGAAAGGATTCAGATGTGCTTCTGAGATTGTTCGAAATGTCTGGAATCCCGTTCGAGGTACACAATTCTCACACCACTGTAGATGCACCACAGACGGTACGGCATATCAAGAATGTGTTTTCTGAATTGACAGATAAAGGCATTAAATGTGAGATTGACTACCATGTACAGGAAAATGGTCAGCGTCTTACAATGTGGAATCTCATTCCTAGAAAGCTAATGCCACCGACTAGAGTTGTTCGGTATTGCTGTTCGGAACTGAAAGAAGGCGGGAATCCAAACAGAATGATTGCAACAGGCGTTAGATGGGCTGAAAGCAGTAAGAGAAGCAATAGAAGCCCGTTTGAAGTATTGGGGCAGACAGCAAGTAAAAGCATCGGAGTTTCTGATGAGAAAATGCTTATCACCGATAATGATAATACTAGAAGATTATTTGAAAATTGCCAGATGAAAACAAAAACAGTAGTCAATCCGATAATTGATTGGACAGATCAGAATATCTGGCAGTTCATTGGTGAGAAAGACGTTCAGGTATGTGAGCTGTATCAATGCGGATATGACAGGTTAGGCTGTTTGGGTTGTCCGCTTGCATCAAAGAAACAAAGGGAAAAAGAAATGTATGATTTCCCAAAATACAAGCAAGCCTACATTCGTTCCTTTGACAGAATGCTCGAGGAACGCAAGCAGCGTGGGAAAGATACAAAGTGGAGTTGTGGTGAAGAAGTCTATCTATGGTGGATGCAAGATAACAATATAGTTGGTCAGATGGAATTATCTGATTTTATTGAATATTAAAATCATATACTAACTGCACAATAGCGTGTCAGTTGCTTACATGAGCGAAAGGAGAAGGAGAATGAAGTGGAAAACACCGGAACAGGAATTAGAGCTGTTAAGAGAAAATCTATTACATGAGCGTGCTATCTGGGAACACATCAACGAAAATGGCTGTAATGATCCGTTCTGGACAGATGGATGCAATATGAATCTAACCAGAAATCATATTCTTTCATACAGAAATGAGATTGCAAATTGTTGCGAGAAGCATAATCTTCCGCTTCCAGAAGAATATTTTCTAAAAGTACCGCCAGAAGTTGACGATGATTATATGGCAAACTTTAACCAGAAAGCCCGCGTGGATAGATTGAAACAGCAGGGTGATACATTAAGCCGGAAGAAAAAGAAGTTTATTGATGATGGACAGATGGAGTTTTGTTGATTAACCATGTAGTTGCTTACATTGGGAAAGCGAGGATGAAAATGAGCGAAATTAAATTCAGTGATGGAATGCCAGTAAGAGAAAGACGCTCCAGCACAAGCATTTATCCAGAAGAATTGTTGGATAAAAAATGTGGTGGCTGTGTAAGATGCGAGCCAAGAAAAAGAAAAGGCGAAACAGGATATCGTTGCATAATACAGCCGTACACCAAAGACATTTCACCGGAAGATAAAGCTTGTGTCATTTACTGGGACAAAGAAGAGGAAAAGAAGTACCAAGCGTTAAAGACGCAGGACGAAGAAAACCGAAGAAAAGAACTCTGGAACATCTATTCAAAGCGAGAACCAATCAAACTCCCTATCATAAATGATGGCTACGGAATAATTCCAGAATGTCCTATTTGTGGAGAAATGCCATACAGCACTAGGCAGTGCCACTGGTGCGGTCAGAGATTCATTCAAGATAAAGAAGTAGAAGAATACGAAAAGCCGCTGACGAAAGAGGTAACTTGCTTTTCGTGCGGTAGAAAGGTGATAGCAAATGTAAGCAAGTATAACGGACATATTAGTTATCATTGTCAATGTGGAACAAATTTTATCGAATAAAGAGGGCGAAAATGAGCTACTGTGACGGAACCTGCGAACACCTGAACGCAAGAAAACACAAATGCGAATTGACAGGAGAAAAACTCACATACATGAAACAGAGTTGCGGAATCGAGTATTCAGTGCATGAACACAGAGGATTCTGCGAGAAAGATAAGGAGGACACAAAATGTTAATCAGAAGTCAGGATAAAACAGCGCTGGTAAAGTTTGAAAACATTGTAGTTAATCTAAAACTCCCAGATTCATTGAATGTTATATGTTGGAGTTTGCAGGATGCACAGAGAAGTGGAGGATATTTTATTTTAGGAGAATATTCCACCAAAGCAAAAGCCATGAAAGTACTGGATATGATCCAGGAAGCATACGGAGATTCGGAATACACAAAATATGTAATTCCAGAAGTATGTAGGATATTAAGTATGAAGCCAAAAACGGAAGAAAACAAAGCACATGCTGGAGAACTTGGAGAAATGCTCAAAAAAGAAATGACGTTCCAGATGCCAGAAGATTGGAGCGTGGAAGTATGAAGTACAGAAAGAAACCAGTTATAATTGATGCACTTCAGTGGACTGGTAAAAATAAGAGAGAAATGTTCGATTTTCTGGAGGACTATCAGTGTACAGACCAGTACATGTCGGAAGAAGGTAAGAATATCTATATTGACCATTGGAAGGTTCCAGGCGGTCTGGTTATTAAGACACTTGAGGGCGAACATCTGGCGAATATTGGTGATTATATCATCCGCGGTGTTCACGGCGAATTTTATCCGTGTAAACCAGATATATTCAGAGAAACTTATGAGGAGGTGGAAGAATGAGAAGAGTACGGTTCAGATTAGAACAATACAAAGATGAGATAGAAAAGAAATCACAGTATAAGCATGGACTTCCAGGGAGTGCGCTGGATATCGTGAATACTCTTCTGAATGATCTGGAACAGGACGAGAAAGAAAATGGTTGGATTCCGGTAAAATATCATCAGATATCGGAAAAAGAACGTGAAGAAGAATCCATCTTAAAAAATATACAGTATATGCTTGACTGCAAAATGCCAGATGACGGACAAGAAATATTGGTTACTAACGGAGAAACAACATGGCAAGATACAAGCTTTATTGATTGTGACGGATATTATCTTGATAGCAATTATGATTGGATTGAGATTACGGCATGGCGACCACTTCCAGAGCCATACAAGGAGGGCTGAGGAATGCGGTTAATCGACACAGATAAATTAAAAAAAGATATACTGCTTCAAAATATCTTAGGAGAACCAATACAGAAGATTATAGACAGATATATACATATTGTTGACGAGCAGCCGACAGCTTTTGATGTGGATAAGGTTGTGGAACAATTAGAGAATTATTTATTTGAAAAATATTGCATAGAAGAAGATACAATAATTGATGAAATTATAAAAGGCGGTGAAACTGAATGAGTAGACTGATTGATGCTGACGAATTAATTAAATACATCAAAATTTGGGAAATTGGAACAAGTATTAGTTCCGACCAGAAAGAGTTTATTGATTGTGTCAATGAGCAACCGACAGTTTTTGATGTGGATAAGGCTATTAGCGAATTGGAAAGAGATAAATTCATTGAATCAGAATGTATTTTATCTGATGTGCATCAAGGATACAATGCTGGACTGAGCAGGGCAATCGAAATCGTGAAAGGCGGTGGAGTTGAATGAGCAAATCAGTATTAGTGATTGACACGCCAGAAAATTGTTATGGCTGCCCGTTCGGAACTGAATATTGTGGAAATCTTGAATATGAGGGATGCTGTGAATTAGCTGACTGTTTATATTATGATGCAATTCTGATGACAGAAGAACATTATGATTGCGAAAGCAAATCAAGACCTGATTGGTGTCCGCTTATGGATTTGCCAGAAAAAGACAATGGAGATTATCCGGCTAATACGTCTGATTCCAGCTTTGCAGAGGGCTGGAATCAGTGTATTGATGAGATTACAGGAGGAAATTATGATGATTGATTTAACTGGAAAAAGCGTATTCGTAAAAACGCAGGAAGAGTATTTGAAAGTTCTGAAAATGGCAAAATTACAGGGATTTAAGTGGATAGGAGAAAATCATTTAAATGCACTGAATATTCCGATTCCGAATATGTTAAAATTTTACGATGACAAAAATGTAACTTATTACAGTGATGATAAGCCCTTGTATGAAGCATCCGAAATTGTTGTGTGCGAAGAAAAGATTAAGGAAGCAATAGCTCACGTTAAGTATTTTGCTGACAATAAATATAGAATGTCATTAACAGATAAAGTTATTGAATCAATGTTATTACTTGCAAATACAGTAGAAAGTCAATTGGAAGAGGTGAAGTAGATGGAGAGATTAACAAAAAGAGATTTTTCAAGAATCACATATAACGAACGCCGAAGCATTATGTGCAGTTCATATTGCGATAATTGCTCACAGGGTGCAGGAAATTGCAAAACAGTAAAGAATATGATTAAAAAACTCGCCACTTATGAAGACTTAGAAGAACAGGGCTTGCTTGTGAGATTACCGTGTAAAGTCGGAGATACGGTATATGTTCCAACAAGAAATTTTGTTTCAGAATTGAGAATCACGATGGTTTCAGTTAATATGCACGGAACCTATTTTAGTTGGATGTTAAATAGTGGAATCTATCCCAACTTGGACGGATTTTCAGTAAACAAACTTGGCAAAACCGTATTCCTTACCCGTGAAGAAGCCGAGAAGAAGTTGGATGAGATAAAGAATGCATAGACATCAATGGATTAAATACCATCACCACAGAAGAGGATGGGTGTACAAATGTATTATTTGTGGAAAATCATGTAATGGAAGGTGAAAAAAAGTGGACGTTAAAGAAGCAAAAGATATATTATCCGATATGAGAGACCAGCATTTATGTTTCTTGGGAAATTCAGAAATCAAAGAAGAATGGCAAAAAAAATATCTTAAAGAAGCATGGGCGTGTGATTCTGGAGCAAAGGCTCTTTCCGGATTAATCACAGGGGTAAAGATTGACAAAGGTATTATCGCAGATAGCATTCAGCACTATGGCAAAAACAATCAAAGCACGGTTTGCATGGAAGAATGCGCCGAACTTATTCAAGCAATCAGTAAGACAAAGCGTGGAAAAATTGACCGTGATAACATGATAGAAGAAATTGCAGATGTTTTGATCTGCATCGAAATGCTAAAGCAAATGTACATGATTTCTGATGAAAAAATCAATAAGTGGATTGAAAAGAAACAGGCGAGAGAGGTAAAAAGAATTAGTCAAAATGAATTATTATAGCTGCATCGTCAAAGCAATTGTATGGATTTTAACCGCTGTTACTGTGTCTATTATAATTTATTACATTCAAAACGCATTGTGCTTGTGTGCATTTTTGATTCTATTTATAGTCTGTTCATACTATCAAAAATGACAATCTGGAGGCGAAAATATGAAAATTTCAAAAAGGCGAAAATTATCAAAAGAAGAGCGCATGAAAGTATATGAAAAATGCAAAGGGCATTGCGCTTACTGTGGTTGCGCATTGGAATATAAAGATATGCAAGTAGACCACGTAAATCCTATACGTTGTGGCGGAGAGGACGATATTTCCAATATGCTTCCTGCGTGTCGCTCTTGCAATCATTACAAATCAGCTTTAAAACCAGAAGAATTTAGAAAATATCTTTCTGGGATTCCAAAAAGACTTATGAGGGATAGCATTCCGTTTCAAGTAGGAGAAAGGTTTGGAATTGTTAGAATTGTTACAAATGATGTGACTTTTTATTATGAAAAAATCAAAAATAAAAATAGAAATAGGGAGGATTAATCATGAATAAGAAAGAAATCACAGAGATCAAGAAGCAGTTTACACCAGCCAATTGTGCAATCACACGCATTTGTGGTTGTTATGTGGATGCAGAAAAAAATAAGAAAACCAAAATTAAAGAAGCTTTCCTTTCCCTTCCAGAGGAAGAAATGTTTAAGTATTTTGACATTTTCAAGAAAACCATGTCTGGCAGACTTGGAAAAAGCCTTATGAATCTTGAATTCCCATTAGCACAGGAAAAAGAGGGTGGAACACAGGAATTTCTTATGCGGATCAGAGCAAGTAAGCTTAAAGATGATGATCTTTTGGATGAGTTTTACGACAAAGTGATTGAAAATTACGATTATCCAGAAAATTACTACATAGTTCTCATTCATGCAGTATATGATATTCCAGGAAAAGCTTCTGATGGAACCGAAATGCACGATGCATCAGAAGAAATTTATGAACACATTCTGTGCAGCATTTGTCCAGTAAATCTTTCAAAGGCTGGGCTTAGCTATGATGTGGCTGAAAATAACATCAAAGACAGAATTCGTGATTGGGTAGTCTCAAGACCAGAAACAGGATTCTTATTCCCTGTATTCAATGACAGAAGCACTGATATTCACGGAACCTTATATTTCAACAAAAACATAAAGAATATTCATCCAGACTTCATCGAAAATGTTCTTGGCATACAAATTCCACGTATACCAGGAAATGAGATGAATGTCTTTTCGGATTTCATCATGGATAATTTTGAGGGATGCACAACATTCGATTTTACCGAAAGTCTGGTTGAATCTTTGCAGGAAGTAAGAGAACAGAAGAAAGACAGCCCGGAGATGATAACTGTATCATGTGACGAAATGGAACAGATTTTTGAATATTGCGGAGTTCCAGGCGAGAAGTTATCAGATTTCAAGGAAAACTGGGAAACGTATTTCAGTAATGAGCCTGCTGCACTTGACAATATCCACAATTCAAAAACTGCAAAAATTGTAACACCAGATGCAACAATCTGCATCCAGCCGGATAAAATTGCTCTGATTGAATTGAAAGAAATAAACGGCGTTCCATCTCTTGTGGTTCCGGTAAATGGAGAACTGAAAATCAATGGAATTGAAGTTGAATTAAAATAAACACTTTTTAAAAATCCAGAGATTGGAGAAAGGAATTTCAAAATTGGCAAGCGATGTAAAATGGATAAAAATATGTTCAGACATTTTTGATGATGAAAAAATAATGCTAATTGAAAATTTGCCAAGTGCGGACAGCATTATCGTAATCTGGTTTAAATTGTTGTGCTTAGCCGGAAAAAATAACAACAGCGGTGTTTTTATCCTAAACGATAAGATTGCATATACTGATGAAATGTTAGCGACAGTATTCAGGAGAGATATTAACACGGTTCGATTAGCGTTAAAAACATTTGAGAACTACGGAATGATCGAAATTGTTTCCGGAGTTTACACAATTCCGAACTGGGGAAAATATCAAAATCTTGATAAAATTGAGCAAAAAAGCCAATATATGCGAAACTATATGCAAGAATATCGAAAAAAGCAGAAAGACAAAATAGAGTGTAAAACTAACAGTAAACTTTACGGTAAAGTTAACAGTAAAACTAACGTTAGCTCGGCAGAAGTATATAATAAAGAACTAGATAATAAAGAATTAGATAATAAAGAAAAAGAAATAGAAGAAGAGAATGATTTAATAGTATCTAAAGATACTATTCGTCAGACTGACGTCCAACGAATCATTGATGAATGGAATACTCTGGAAGAATTTGGTATCACTCCTGTAAAAAGAATGACACCAAAACGAGAACAGGCAGTAAAAGCTAGAATCCGTCAGAACCATATGGACGATATCTTAGAAGCCATTGAAAACATTCGCCATAGCAGCTTCTTACAAGGGCAAAATAAAAATGGCTGGATGGTTACGTTTGACTGGTTCTTAAAGCCTGGAAATTTCGCAAAAGTATTTGAAGGGCAATACGCAGACAAGTCTACGAATAGACCGTGCAGCTACATGGAGAAAATCCAAAACAGGGTAAGCGAGGTGGATAATTGGGTATGACAAGAGAAGAATGGGCGGTACTGGTAAAGGCAATGAAAGCTGTGTACACTTCCCCAGCATTTCTGCCAGATCAATATGCTTTTGATACTTGGTACGGATTACTGAAAGACCTGGATTACAAGCTTTTAAGTTTCGGATTAAAGAAATATATGCAGACGGAATGGAAAGAGCCATCAATAGCCGCATTAAGGCAATGCGCACAAAGCGTTGCACCGCAAAAGGAAGAGCTGAACGAAACAGAAGCATGGGAAAAGGTATGCAAAGCTATTCAGAACTCTACATACAATGCAGAAGCAGAGTTTGGTAAGCTTCCAAAAATCATTCAGAAAGCAGTATCAAGTCCGGCACAACTTAGAGAATGGGCGGTATCTGAAAATGTAGATGGTACATGGTGGAGTGTAGTTCAGTCCAACTTTCAAAGGACTTACCGGGCAGAAGTGCAAAGAGAACAAGAACGAAGAAAACTAAGTCCAGACCTTTTAAAAATTATAGATACTGCCAGATTGGGAGGTGCGGAAAATTGCCAGATAGAAAACCATGGAGAGAATTAAAAAGCACTGAAATTATAGGCTTAAAGCGGAGACAATGCTCAAAATGCGACTATTACAGCAAGAGCGAAAATGCATGGAGTACAAATGCAACCTGTGATTATATCTTGATCGAAGAACATAGCAGAGGATGTGATCCGAGGGATTGTGTTAAAACTGGTATCTTCAAGAAAAAATCGAGAGGAAAATCAAGAGTAAAGCGAGTGATTTTATGAGGAAGATTAGCGAAATGTATAAGCGGTCTGGCGGTACAGCTTATCAGCATATCTGTTCCGATTGCAGATTCTTCTATGGTGATAAGCATCCGCGGTGTTTACAATACGAACTGGAAATTGATTGGAATCCAGATTATATAGCTTGCAAATTTTACAATCTGGAAGAATCTCAGATTGATGGACAGGTCAATATATTTGATTTGTTGTGAAATATGATAATTGTTTTGACCAAAACGGCTAAAATTAATTTTTATGATATTCGTGAATATTGTTATGGTTAAAACAAAATAAGCGCTTAAAATCAAAAAAACAGGCTATCAATAGAAAGGAGGAACAGGAACCGCCGGCCGGCAAAAGGAATTCCCGGTTCCTCCTAAATTTTATGGATGAAATATTGAAATATGCTATTGAGAATGGTATTATAAATCCTGCACATGTACTTGAAGAAATACAAATGAAGAAAAATGAAGAAATATTAAAAAAATATAAAATATGGCAGGGAAAAAACAATAATTGGTATACTTATATTTATACAGAAAAAAATTCTAGAAAGCTAGTGAAAAGAAGTAGCCGAAAGGGAATTGAAGATTATATTATTGCTTTCGAGAAAGAAAAAACAGAAAAACCTAAAACATTTATGGATGTTTACGAGCATTGGATAGAAATTCAAAAAGAATTTGTGACGGATAACACTTTGTATAAGTATTCTACAGATAGAACACGTTATTTTGAAAAAAAAGAATTTACGGAAAAAGAAATTGAGAAAATGACAGAAGAAGATATAAAGGTATTCATTGTCAGAACTGTAAAAGATCAAAAACTTTGCAAAAAAGCGTGTAAAACTTTGTTTGGATATATCAAAAACACAATAGATAGTGCAAGGTCACAACATTTATTGAATTATGATCCTATGGAATTTCTTTCACCTAAAATATTTTATAAATACTGCACGGAGATAGAAAAGCCTTCAAGTCATAATACAATATCAGACCATGAACTTAAACTAATTATTAATCGCTGCAAAAAGGATTTTGATGAACAGCCAGAATACATTCCCTCATACGCAGTATATTTTGCAAGTCTCACAGGGATGAGAGTTGGAGAAATTTCGGCTTTAAAATGGGAAGATATAAATGAAAATTATATATCTATTAATAAATCAGAAAAATACAATAGAAATACAAAAGAATACTATATAGGAAAAACAAAAAATCAAATGAACAGATGGTTTCCTATGACTGGCGAAATTCGAAAACTTTTAATGAAATTAAAATCAGCAGAAATCAGCAATGGGTATATTAGTGAATGGTTGTTTTCAAACGAAAATGGAAGGGTTCATGCTCCTGTAATATCGTCATGCTTAAAAAACAAATGCAGGCAGGAAGGAATAGAAGAAAGAGGAATTCATGCATTTAGAAGAACAATAAATTCTAAACTAAGGTGCAATGGAGTATCTGCCACTGTTGCTGCATCGCTACTCGGGCATACCGAAGAAGTTAATGAAAAATATTATACATTTGATGTTAGCTCTTTGGAAGAAAAAAATAAAATTGTGTCAAAAGTGCAAAGGATTGGATGAATAAGAACATAGGTTCTGATTACCTTTTTGGTTACCTTTGATTACCTCAAGTCTGGAAAGCCTTTAAAATCAAGGGTTTACGGATTAAAACGCGAGCCGTGAGGTCGCAGGTTCAAATCCTGTTGCCCCGATTTATGCAGTAAAATCAAGGGTTTGCGGACTTGGTATGAACGAGTGTTCTGATTACCTTTGATTACCTTTTACAAAAAGTACATATGAAAGGGAAAAGTACATGTGCAAAATAATAAAATCGCAGAGATGCGATTATTTTTTTTGCCTTTTTTCTGAAATTGTGTTATGTTCAAGAAAATGGAGGGCGAAATATGCAGATACACACAGCCTATGATGTAATGAAAGAGTTTTTAATCACGGATGCAGACCTTGATGGTAAGTACGGAATACCGAAAATTCCAAAGACTTTTATCCATCCAGGCAAAGATACTGTAGACTTTGCAGAGAGCTTCAGTAGAAAGATAAAGAAACACCGGGAACTGGATGTAAACTTCTACGTGGACGATGTACAGTTTCAAAGATTATGGAATCAGCCAGACAAGTATATGGAGCATTTAAAATGTTTTCATGCAGTCATTATGCCAGATTTCAGCATATCGGTTGGAAAGAATGGAATGCCGTTGGCTATGTGCTTGTGGAACAAATACCGCAATCATGCACTGGCTCACTACATGATCTTGAACGATATTCCTGTAATTCCGAACGTAAGCATATTACCTGAATACTGTTGGGACTGGTGCTTTGATGGACTGCCGGAGGGAAGCACAGTTGCCTGTTGTACCAATGGAAGAGTAAAGAGTAGGGCAGCACGGTTGGAATTTTGCGTTGGTTTCAAGGAGATGGAACGGAGATTGAAGCCACTGCGAGTTATAATTGTTGGAAGAATCCCGGAAGAATTAGAAACAGACACAGAAATTATAAACTTTGAAACCAGGAATCAGAAGATTAATAAGGAGGGCGTGAATGGAAACAACGACTGACAATTACCAGAGAAAGAAAAAACTTTCAAAGTCACAAATGAAGAGGACGCAACGTTTAGAAAAATCATCTCACAGAAGATATGGAACACGGAAGAAAGAAGGATTAAATAAATTGTGAATTTTGAATCAATCAGAACTTTACGCTATAGAAATATTTGTGCAAAATTAAAATTTAAGTGGCAGCTAGAAAATGCGAGAATTTTTCTGGTTGCCACTTTTTTTCTGGATTTCCTTGATTTTTGGCCGCCAAAATGATGTTGGAATTTGGAGATTATTCATAAGTTAGTTGCAACTATTGAAGTCTTGAACAGCTGCGACTTTTCCGCCGGCACAAATCAACCAGGGACAGCACCGGGAACCGATACAGCGCCGAGCTGATGAAGCCAGGAAACCACCCGGAACAATTGAACACCAACGAAGCAGACCGCCAGCCGTAGTTGTGGCAAATAAAAAGCAACCGACCACGAATAATAAGCCATAACAAAGAATACCGAATAATACAATAATAGTCTTGCTAAATGCGTCTTTAATGGCTTTTAATGTATTTAGCCTATACTTTATCGACTGCGGTTATAAAACGCCTTAAAATGGCAAATATGGTGCTATACAAGCGTATTGCAATATAGTTGTTGTAGCCATAATTGTTATATAGCCCGGACAGCTTCGGCAGATCAACGCAAAGCCGGCACAAATAAGCGGACACAATGCGCCAATTGAAAAGGTACACAAATAAAGCATAGCCGAACATAGCTATACAAGGCTATTATACACCCATAGCCGCAGACAGTCAATAAACCATACAACACACTATAAAGCGTTTTAAAGGCTCATAAACGGCTTATAATGCAAACGTGGCATAAATCACCATTAACAGCATAAAAAACGATTTACGGATAAAATAGCGCGTTAATTGATTGACTTATTATATTAACTTTGCAAGGTGTATCTGGCAGAATGCCAAAAAACCGCTTGCACGCCGTGAACGTGCCGACGGGCTGGATACCGGGAAGCGGTAAAAAATCAATCAGTTATACCTAAATATTCCATAGTTTTTTTATCAATCTCTTTCCCAGTAATAGTCGGGGAATAAATACTTTCTAAAAATTCTATGTAATTGTCTAGCTCATCAACAGAAAGTGTTATTAATTTATTAAATATTTTATCACTCATGTTTTTATCTTTCTTCCCTTCACCCTGGGAGCCAGGATATAAAAAGACGCGCCCTATTATTTAAAGTCATTTTTGTAACAGCTGGAAGACTGCGGAAAAATTCCCGGCGGTCGTAATCATCTTTAATATTGAATTGTCTGTCGCTTGTGGGGATGATCTCGCTCCCGATAAGCTCCATACAGGAAAGTTGTAAACAGTCCACATTTTTCGTCGATCGGTGCAAGGCGTACCGCATTATAGACCTTTTACCATCCCGGCGCTTTACCGAGGGCATATCCCAATAAGCTAATTTAATAGCTCCATCGGAAACAGCCTTGAAGATTTCCATTGCTTCCTTTTCAGATTTTCTGTTGATCGTATCAATTACGGAGAAGTCGCCGCTTTTTATGGCGGTGATTGTTTGCGCTTGCGTGGCTTTCATGATTGTTACCATTTTAAAGCCCTCCAAAAGTTTTATTTTTCTTGTAACATTTGTTCCAAAAATCAACGACTTTTTCCGCTTCTTTTTTTGTACTGCAAATATTCGCGGAAGTAATGCCGGGGATTTGCAAGGAAAATAATAAATTATCAGAGCTTGAGACTCGAAGAACAGACGCAAAGTTTTTATTGTTTGTGCGTGTTGAAATTGCTATATAATGATATTTCATGTTTTAGAACTCCATTTGATTAGGAAAACAGGCGAGAAAGCCCCGCCCGGAAATTGTTTATTTAATTCAAACAAGCGTTTATTTTCTCTTCCAGATGCGGGAACGCTTTACAAATTTCTTGCACGCTGTCGGCGTAATAATCGCCTACAATATCACCAAAAATCTTGATATTTCCAGAGTAAAAACACCCTAAATCATTAAACCAGATATCAAGCCCAGTTGCCTGCTCCTTTTTGTCATTGTACCACATGTCAATTTTTATCATGTTTTTAATCCTCCTGATTTTATTTTAAAGACTTCCGGGGAAAGTTCCCCGGATTGATATAAAAGTTAGTTATTTATGCCTTTTTTGCGTGTTTTTCAAGTTCTCTGTACAGAAGATACACGGCTCTTTTTCTGCCTGTTCATCTGTAAATTTTTCTTTTTCTGTTTCTGTCTCGTCCAGGAGATCGCCGAGAAAATCAACAGCACTGTTTAAAAAAATATCGTTAGAAACTGGAAAAGCTGACGGTAAGCCCTGCATCCAATCCATGAACAAATCAGCTTTACTAATTCTTCCGGCTTTGTATCTGTTATCAAACTGTAATTTTTCAATGTAAAACATGTTCATAATATCTTTACAGATATCGTTGTACTCTGTTTTCATTGTGGAGCCGTCAAATGTATAATATTCCTCGGCTGCTTCGTAGCTGTCCATGATAACCTTTTTAATTCTGTTCATAACTTCTTTTGAATTTGTTTTTAACATTGCTTTTTACCTTCTCCCCTGTTATAATAGGGTTGCCTTTCTTTTTAGTTTGGTGCCCGGTTTGGTTTGGAAGATCGCCGGGCTTTTTTTATTTTGTTGTAATGTTTCTTTCTAGTATTATAATAACACTATATAGTAATACTGTCAAGCGCTATTATATTATTTTTTAATTGACTTTTGATACTTTTTAGTGTTATCCTGTTTCCAGGAGGTGAAAAAATGGACGGTACAAAAATCATTAAAAAATTACTTTTGGAAAAAGATATAAACACTGTAGAGCTTGCGAAGCGTTTAGGCTGCGGAACTGCTAACCTTTACAACAAGTATAAAAGAAACAACTTTTCTTTAAATGAACTTGAAGAGATTGCCGCCGCTGTTGGCTGTAATCTGGAAATAACTTTTTCCGATAAACAAGGGAACTAGAGTTTTTCAATTAATCAGTCCGTTTCCTTATGTCCTCATTGGCTTGAGTGGTTCGGGCGATTCCGGTTGTTTGTTTCTTTTGTTCCTTTGTTGGTATTATAATAGCATAGTTTAATAATAATGTCAATAGCATAGTTTAATAAAACGTATAATTTTTTATGATATGTATTTTTGCGCTCCATATAATAGGAAGAGAAAAAATAATATGTGAAAACCTACTATATAATTGACGCATAGTTTAATAAATGATATAATCAAAGCAAACAATAACAGGAGGGTTAATAAATGGCATTTAAAGAGAAAGAAAAGGAACTTTCATATATTGCACAATATCAAAAAGACAAGTACGACCGTATAACAGTAATGGCGCCAAAGGGAACCAAGGAAGACGTTAAAAGAGCGGCCGATCTAAAAGGCGTAAAGATGTCTGCGTTCGTTCTGGAGTGCATACAAAAAGAATTAGAAAGAATGAAGAATTAAAGAATAGTTTAATAAAGTACTTGACGCATAGTTTAATAAGCGCTATAATAAAGACAGTTAAAGAAAAACAACCACACAGCCCCAGGAGGGCGGACAGGAGGGAAAATATGAAAATAAATGAAATGCGCGGAAATCAATTCCTTCCGGGAAACTGTATTTACAGACCGGAGAATTACCCGGAGGACTGGCGGGAACGCCTGGAAGCTGGTGAAGCTATCAGCTACGAAGAGGACGGCAAGCAGTGTCAAATATGGTTAGAGGAAGAAGAGGAAGAATAAAAATAAAGCCCTAGGAAATTATCCCGGGGCTTTTAATATGCTTATTTGTGGCGGCTATGGACAGAGTACAGACCGCCGCCGAGCCTGTTAATATTTTAATAACACAGCTTTTGGCAAATTGTCAAGAAAAATATTTTTAAAATACCGCTTGACATTTTTCTAAAACTTCTTTAGGCTATCAGATAACGAGAGCTGACGGAACTCAGGAAGGGCAGAGGCTGAAAGTACACAGAATCGTTAATTAAATAACACGCATAACAAGCCAGATCACGCCGGATAGAAACTCCTGGAAGGTCTGGCTTTTATTATGCAAATCTACGAAAATGTAGCCGCCATTATATTATATATAATTATATAATTATTCTCTGCCCTTCCTAGATTCCTAAAGCTGGAGTTTATTAAAAGATATGCTATACAGTACCGTATAATAATATATAAGATATAACTACAAATAAAGATTATAATATAATAACCCAATTATTATTTATTAATTATTAACAAAATATATGGTTTTATTTTATGCAAAATTAAATTTGACAAGATATTAAAAACTGTGCTAAGGTATCAGCAACAAAGAAAACAGAATATTTTTTTAATTTGAGTTTTAGAGAATGTACCCGAACACCCGGAAACCTTCCGGGAATAAGCTTTACCCGGTGACATTCTCTTTTTTATTTGTAAATTAACGTGTTAAAGTGAGGTGATAACATGAAAGATAATACAGTAAATGTACAAGACGTAGATATCTATTTAGATAATATTAATATATATGCTGATGAATATATAAATACTGTATTATGTATATCACCAGATAACGAAAACTATAAGAAAGAAGTATCAGATAGCTTTGTAGATATGATTTTTTATATTGCAGATCATATACAAAAGCCAAGTAATGACAATATAGAGCTATTAGATAAAATGTTTAATACTTATGTGAGATTATGCAGTAAATATCATGTATTACCAACATTAGAAGTATTTAGCTTTTTAGTTGGGATTAATCGTACAACGTTTACTGACTGGATGAATGGGGAGTATAGAATAAACTCATCGCATGGTAACACGGCTAAAAAATGGTTTGATATTTGCAAAAACTGTGCAATTAATAGACT